AAAGCGTGCTTGACGTCTACTTTTTCCATAATAATATCTTTTAATTCTTCAACATGATCTGCATGATCATGATCTTTACTCGTAATATAAGTAGGACCATTCACTAACATGATTTCTCTAGCTTCAAGTTCTGACAACTCTCCCACTAATTTATTCATCACGGCAATGTATAATGCTTCTTTAATTCGTCTTTCGCTAAGTTCTGACATGCTTTTCTTCTCCATTTTGTAATGTTGGTTTAGTCTCTTCTTTGTCTATTAAGTAACGTATAAAAGATCCCATCGACATATACATTTTTTCTGCCATTGGTTTTGCTTTTTGATACGCATCTATCTTAATCGCGACAGACTTATATTTTTCAATATCGGTCATTTCTTTCTCCTATATTTGGTATGTTCATTCATACAATGCCCATACATATGGGATTATATAAAAATGTCAAGGAATTATTAAGTTTTTTTATTATTTTTGTAGTATTCCCATATCTCATCTGACTTAAAAATATGAGGATACTTTTGGAATAAACCTAAAGTTACCATTAATAGTTTTCCTGTATACTCTGGATCTATGGCATAATTTTTTAAACTTTTAATTACTACGCCAACTTTTACAATGTCAGTTATAAACTGTTTTGCACGTATTTCTCTGTATTCTTTAAATGCACTAGAAGTATTTAATAAAGTAATATAATCAGCGACACTTTCACATCTATTACCATACATTTTTAATAATATATCGCTATTTAATGATTTAATATGAGGTTCTGTTCTATCTGTTTGTATAATTCCATAATAATTATTCGCCTCTATTGCAAATCTAGATTGCCCCCAATCAGATTCTAATATTGCTTGCGCTACACTTATTACTACAATGACTCTGTACTGTGGTCCAATAACAGAATTATTTAATATTGTACATTCAGCAATGCCTTGAACAAATTGATCTTTCGGATTTATATCATAACTAAAATCAAATCCATTTAATAGCGGATTGCATAATAAAAATAATGTCGCGCATAATTCTTTAAACATCATCATCCTTCTCCATAAACTCGTATTCTACTTTTAATTTTATCTGTTCCGGTGTCCGTTGTCGAGCTATTCTTGTACCGGGCTTCCACGATTTTCGGTATGACGTCGTTTTTACGTCTATTTTTCTCACTTCTCCTGTCTTTTTATGCACTAAAACCATATCTATTGGACCAGAGCCTTGCACATTACGAAATACCCAGTAACCATCTTGCAAGAATTTTATGACAGCTTTAAATTCGCTAACGTCACCTATTTTTTGTTGATCTCTCCCCATGATGGTCCTATCTCCATGTCTACTTTTAAGGGAACCTTGAGTTCCACTGTGTTTTCCATCACTTCTTTAATCAGCGATGCTTGTTCCGGTGATTCAATAGAACAGTTCAGTTCATCGTGTACTTGTATGTGCGATATAATTCCCTCTTCATATAAATCGACCATTGCTTTTTTTGTCATGTCAGCACTTGATCCCTGTATTAATCTATTTAATGCTTTATAGGTCCATGCTCGCTTTAAATCACGTCCAAATACTTTTTCTGCTTCCCATAGAGGCAATGCTTTATGAATACCAAAAGCGCGTGGTTCCCATTTATCAAAGCGACACTTACGACCGAGTAGTGTACGAAGAAAACCTGTACTATCCGCTTTCCGTGTTGCTTGTTCCATTAGCTGTTTGACAAAAGGTACGTTCGCATGAAACTTAGCAAACAAATCCTCTGTCTCTTCTTTATCTAAACCAAGCTGACTTGATAATTTACCTTTGCCCATACCATACATCATACCAAGATTAATTGTTTTTGCTGTGCTTCTATCTATACCCGCCATATCAGCAACAGCTTGATGAAAGTCTGGATCTTTTGTCTTATAGGACTCAATAACTTCATCTGCTCCTTTCAACCCGCCTCCTGTGAGCGCGGCGTAATGAACTAATACGCGTGGTTCTTGCTGTGAATAATCGAAACTGCCCCATGTGCAACCTTCATCTGGTACAAAAATGGAACGAATAAGAGGTCCTATCTCCTTGTTTCGTGCCGGGACTTGCTGTAAATTGGGATTCGAGTACGAAAATCGTCCCGTTACGGTACCTCCTCCTTCATCACTTTTCATCTGGTGTATGTTAGCGTGAATACGACCGTTGAAATTATGTCGAAGAATTGTGTCAATAAATGTAGTGTGTGCTTTATTAATCTCCCTTGCAGAAACAATCATTTTAGCAAGTGGATGTTTGTGTGTAACTAAAAAATTTTTATCAAATTTGGGTTGCTTGTTTATTGCTGTGAGATCATATTTAATATTTAATTTATCAAACGCTTTGGCAACACTTACTGCCGCCCATACTTCCACATTAACACCTGTGTCTTTTTTTATTTGCAATAAAATTTCTTTTTCCTTTTTCTGTAAATCTTTTTTTATTTTTGTGGCTTTCTCTAAATCAACGCGTACACCTTTCCATGTCATATCTATAAGACACGGAAGTAATCGTGACTCTAAATCAAAGATAGAAGATAGTTCTTGCTTTATTAATTCTACTTTTAAATACTGCCATAGGCGCAAAGTTAAATCAGCGTCCTGTTCCGCGTACCCTCCAACATACATCGCTTGATATAAATATAAACTGGCTTTTATTTTATTTTTTGCAATGCCCATTGTGGCGCCCACTTCATATAATAGAGCTTCTGATTTTTTTTCCTTTAAGTATTCCCATCCCACGCTTGTTAGATCATACCGATAACTATTTTCATTAATAAGAGGGGCAGCGAGTAATGTATCAATAATTTTTCCCTTAACATCTAATCCCCACCAACGTAACCAACCTACATCATAGCTTGCATTATGAAATATCTTGTCGCACGGTAAATCTAATATCTTTTTTAATTGTCTCTTAAATATTTTTTCATCAAAATTTCCACCGCCCGGATGACGTAAAGGAAAATATCCTTTCCACCCATCAACGGCAATAGCTACACCAAGAATATACCCGTCTCCTTTTACCCAACCCGGTCCCAGATCCATTAAGTGTGGATCGTATGTTTCTAAGTCAATTGCAATTTCTTTTGCATGAGATAAATCGGGTAGTTCTTCTGGTGGTGTCCATTCGCTACCAACAGGAAACAAATTTCCTTGTGCCATAATCATCCTTTTTTTTGATCTTCTATTTCTCCGGCAATGGCGGCGTATCCTGCCATGTCCAAATAACAATCTTCTGTTGGTCTGTGCTTTAGTCTTGCTACTTTTACAAGCATCATACATATTGCAACATTGTGTGCTGATATTTCATGATCTAAAAAAGCACTCCATAACTTTGCAATGTTTTCATGATTTGTAATTTTGTTTCCATAATCATGTTCTCTTTGTCCTCTTACTATTTTAATAGTTTGTTCTAAATATTCTCTACTGTCCATCTTGAACCTTTTTCACACATTGTAGATCTTGTTGCAACAATTGCAAATCGAGTCTTAATATTTTTAAATGTTGCTCAACGTTTTCGCGTTTCATCTTAGGTAACTCATTTTTAATTTTTTGCACTTGCTTTAGAGTTACATCTAATTGTTTAAGTGCAGTTTCTATTGTAAACATATTTCTTCTAACTCCTTTATTTCTAAATTATAACAATTTGCCTTGAAGTCAAAATTATTATTAGGATCAATTTCACCTTTTTTCTTATATTCTGCTTTATCAAAAAATTCTTTACGGCTCATTCTTCCTAACAACCATGCCTTACTCATGTCATTTAAAACACGAACAAAAATATATTCGTCGCAGTCTTGATGTAAACTTGTTTCTGCCACAGAACATTCATAAAAATTTCTTGGATGAGATTTACATCTTTTTGTTTTTACATCTATTTTTTTGCCGTCTTCTACGATGTCATAATCATATGTATTTTTCCATAAAGAATTAGGTAAGTGCTGATGAACAATGTATTCACCTAAAAT